GACGCTCCTATTTACGGGAACACTGATTTCGTCACTCAGTATCTCTTGGAGACATACGAAGAAGAAGTCACCTATGATCTTTCCAAGATCAAGATAGCATACTTCGACATTGAGTCTGAGACCGAAGGTGGCTTTCCAGATCTTCGCAATCCAAACGAGAAGATCAACATCATCGGTGTCCGCATCAGTGGTGTAAACTATGCCATTACTTGCAAACAAGTGGACATCCCTGACTGCAAACTTGTTCTGTGCTCTTCTGAGAAGGAAATAATTGAAAAGTTCTTTGAACTGCTCAGAAAAGAGGACATCGACGTTATCACGGGATGGAACGTCAAGTTGTTTGATATTCCCTACATCATCGGCAGAGCAAAATTGTTCTTTGAGGACAAGGAAATACAGTCTTGGATGCCATTCAATCTTTTGAAGGAGAGGGAAACAAATATTGGTGGAACAGACTACAGGCTGTTTGAGATGCCGGGATACACCATTTTGGATTACATGGATCTTTATAAGAAGTTCTCAGGCACCAGCCAAGAAAGTTATGCCCTCAATTTCATTGCCAAGGCTGAACTAGATGCACAGAAACTCGATTACTCTGACTATGGTTCTTTGAAGGAGTTTTACACCAAGGACTTTCAAAAGTTTGCGGAGTATAACATTCAAGACGTGCAACTGGTTGAGCAACTTGACAACAAACTAAAACTCATCGACTTGGCAGTCTCCATTGCATACGAAGCAAAGATTCCCTATGATGTTGTCTTCTTTGCCACCAGAATATGGGGAACCATTTGCTGTGACTACCTCTTGCATAGAAACATAATTTCCCCCATACAAACGACTTATGCCAAAGATGACCAATTTGTCGGAGCCTACGTCAAAGATGTTACTCCCGGTCTTTACAAGAACATCGTCAGTTTCGATGCAACCAGCCTGTACCCGAGCATCATCATGGGCTGGAACATTTCCCCGGAGACTTGCGTCAAGCGGGACAACTCCTTGAATGCAGATGATTTCCTGCGGAGCAAGAGAAAAGAAATACCAGATCTCATCACAGATGCAATGACGCAAAATGCCTGCCTTGCATGCAATGGTTCCATGTTCAGCAACAACGTTCGTGGATTCATTCCCATCCTCATCGAAAAAACATTCAACCAGCGTAAAGATGCAAAGTCCAAGATGTTGGACTTGGAAAAGGAGTATGAATCGTCAAAGGATTCTGCTCTTCTTCCAAGAATTGCAGCACTGAAGATTCGTCAGTCAGTCAAGAAGATTTTGGCCAACAGCCTTTATGGCTGCTTGGGCAATCCAGCATTCATTTATTCTTCCCCTGAACTTGCCACTGCGGTGACCGTTACTGGTCAGGTCATAATTCGCAGCGCAGAAAGCGCAATGAATTCCTACATTCGTAAACTTACGAAGAAGAACAGCAAGGATTACGTTCTTGCTGTCGATACTGACTCCGTTTACATAAACCTAGACGATGTTGTAACACAGATTCAGTCCAAGACAAATGTTACTGACATCACCACCTTTGTCGATACCATCTGCGAGAAGAACATTCAACCAGAATTGACAAAGGAAATGGATCTTCTCACAAAGACCCTGAACTGCAGTGATAACAAGATCTTCTTCAAGCGTGAAGCAATTGCTTCGGCGGGGATGTTCATTGCAAAGAAGAGATACGCTTTGTTGGTCCAGGATCTTGAAGGAATTAGGTTCGAAGAACCCAAACTGAAGATCATGGGTCTTGAAACTGCAAGAAGCAGCACTCCTGCAATCGTTCGCAAGAAGTTGAAGGAGTGCATTCGAATCATACTGACACAAACCCCAGAGGAGCTGCGGCAATATGTGAATAAATTCTATGATGAATTTCTTATGCTGCCTTTGTCTGATGTCGCAGCTCCTCGGGGTGTCAGTGGCATCAGCAAATACACGGACAAGAACAACATTTACGCTTCCGGTACACCTATTGCTACCAAGGCAGCGCTGTTGCACAATGCCTACATAAAGAAACTAGGCATTGATCATCAGTATCCTGCAATCAAGGAAAAGGACAAGATGAAGTTTGTGTTTGTCAAGGTTCCGAATCCATATGGCATGGGTGGCAGGGATGCGGTCATGGGATTCATCAATTCTCCTCCAGTTGAATTTCAGTTGGAGAAATACACCGACAGAAACAAGCAGTTTGAGAAAACGTTCAATGAACCTCTTGAAAATATCTTGAATGCAATTGGCTGGAAATTAAATGCGGAAGCAACACTTGAAGAGTTCTTTGTATGAGGTATAATGTTAAGATATGGTGAAGAAAATCAAATCTAGATATGGTGATGAAAGAATTATCACACTTCTTGAAAACGGATCTTACAAGGTCGAAGGTCGGTCAATGTATTCTCGCTTTGGTGATGGCCTATTCGATTTTGAAGGTGGGCCATGCTTTATCGCTGGTGACCGATTACTTGATGTTGACGCTCCGGTAATCATTGAATCGATTGAAGTAGTTCACGACACACCAGATGGTGTGGCTGCTTGCATTTTGCACGTTCGAAAGGAAAAAAATGTCAAAGTATCTAAAAAGTCTAATCGGAAAAATAAATAACCCGGACGCAAAGTTAGTATCAGAGGGACTGGAGGGATCTGACGTAACTGGTTTCATTGATACTGGTTCGTATGTCCTCAACGCACTTCTGTCTGGATCAATCTATGGAGGCTTGCCAAACAACAAGATCTCATGCCTAGCAGGAGATCCAGCAACAGGCAAGACATTTTATGCTATCGGGATTGCTTCACAATTTCTCAGAGACCACAAAGACGGTATCGTCATTTATTTCGACACAGAGCAGGCTGTTACTTCTGACATGTTCATTGAGCGTGGAATTGACCCTGAAAGAATTGCAGTCGTTCCTGTCGCAACTATTGAGGAGTTTAAAACTCAGTCGCTCAAGATAGTGAACGACATTCTTGAACAACCAGAGGAAGACAGAAAGCCAATCTTCATGGTTCTCGATTCTCTTGGTATGTTGTCCACCGAGAAAGAGATGAATGACTCTGCCGAAGGCAAGAACGTTCGGGACATGACTAAGGCACAGCAAACGAAGGCAACCTTCCGTGTTCTCACCCTCAAGCTCGGCAAGGCAAAGATTCCGATGCTTCTGACCAACCACACATATCAGGTGATCGGTTCGTATGTTCCAACAAAAGAACTTGGTGGTGGCATTGGTCTGAAGTATGCAGCCAGCAACATCCTAACTCTCTCAAAGAGCAAGGACAAGACCGAAGAAGGAGTTGTCGGTAACTTCATCAAGTGCACCAACTACAAGAATCGATTCGTCAAGGAGAACATGCAAGTAGAGACTCGATTGAACTACACATCCGGTCTCAGCCGATACTATGGTCTGACTGATTTTGCAATCAAGTATGGAATCTTCAAGAAGGTTTCCACTAGGATTGAATTGCCAGATGGAACAAAAGTATTTGAAAAAAATCTTGACGAAGACCCGGAGAAGTATTATACTACGGATATCCTAGATAGATTGGATAAAGAGATTCAAAAGGACTTCAAGTATGGGCAACCTTCCTGATTACAAATTTGTTCCGGATGCAGACGGCAAGATACAAGAAACTTGCCCAATTGAAATTTTAAGTGGACAGCATGTGGGTATAATTTATAGATATGGTGTTATTCGTGTTGCAGAACATGACAATGATAATGTAAAGGTTATCATGGACATAGATTTGATCAAGGCCCCTGAAGGATTCAACAAGGATACGGAAGAATTTACGAAAGATGTTGGTGAAATTTTTGTAAACATCGTTGAGACACAGACCAACAAAGAAGCGGTCGTGGATCTTGAAGATGATGTTCATCAGGATTGAACCTGGACTTTACTCAAACACAAGACATAATTAAAACATGGAATCAGTTATTCTAAAGAACTTGGTCCTCAATGAGGACTATGCTCGCAAGGTTGTTCCGTTCCTTCAAGAGGAATACTTCCACGACAAGGCAGAGAAGACTGTCTTTGGCATTGTTGGAAAGTTCATCCTCAAGTACAACAGCATCCCAACCAAGGATGCTGTACTCATTTCCCTCGGAGAAGAAAAATCTCTCAGTGAAGTAGAGTTCAACAAGTGCAAGTCGATCAGCGACGAAATGTACAAGGAGGGGGAGAAATCTGATACGGTGTGGCTCGTTGAGCAGACGGAAAAGTTCTGCAAGGAGAAAGCGATCTACAATGGCATCATGGCGTCTATTGGAATCATTGACGGGAAGGACAAGGAAAGGACTCAGAATGCTATTCCTGAGATTATGTCAAAGGCTCTTTCTGTTTCTTTTGATACTAGAGTTGGCCATGATTTTTTGGAAGATGTTGACGAACGATATGAGTATTACCACAGAGTAGAGGAGAAGGTTCCATTTGATCTTGAGATGTTCAACAAGATCACCCGTGGTGGAACTCGCAAGAAGACTCTTAACGTAGTCATGGCGGCATCCGGTGTGGGCAAGAGTGCATTCCTGTGCCACCATGCTGCCTCCTGCTTGGCACAGAATCTCAATGTCCTCTACATCACGCTAGAGATGGCAGAGGAGGAAATCGCCAAGCGCATTGATGCCAACCTTTTGGATACAGACATGCATGTGCTGGAACAGATGCCTCTTACTCAGTATGAAGCAAAGGTGGAGAACCTTAAGAGAACTTGTCGTGGCAAGTTGATAATCAAGGAATACCCGACTGCTGCAGCCAACGTTACTCACTTCCGCAATCTTATTGAGGAACTTAAGATCAAGAAGAAGTTCACCCCAGATGTCATCTTTGTAGATTATCTAAACATTTGTTCGTGTGCCCGATTCAAACTAGGCAACGGAATGAATAGTTACACATACGTTAAGGGAATCGCTGAGGAACTTCGTGGCATGGCCAAGCAGTTTAACATTCCACTGTGGACTGCTACACAGGTCAACCGTGAAGGTGCAAAGAGCAGCGATATGGAGATGACTGATACGTCCGAGAGTTTTGGTCTTCCACAGACTGCGGATTTTTTCTTTGCCTTGATTGAGAATGAGGAATTGGCACAAAGCAATCAGTTGGTGGTCAAGCAACTCAAGAATCGTGGCAACGACACAACCAAGAACAGAAAGTTTTTGGTTGGAGTCAACAAGTCCAAGATGAAGTTCTACGATGTTGACAACAGCAGTTCTAATCTTGTTAATTCAAACAATACCGATGAGGAGGGATTTGGTTCTGGTTCAGATGGAAACACATTTAATCCTCAGTTCGGAAAGAAGCGCAACAAGGCGATCAACTGGACTTTTGAAGAAGCCAAATGACGCTATATATTGATAAGAAGTTCGTAAACCTTCTTTCGGGGACACTTGAGAAGTTCAAGTGGAAGAAAGATACATTAGCCACATGCAGATGTTTCAAGTGTGGCGACTCACAGAAGAATAAGTCCAAGACAAGGGGATACTTCTTTGAGCACAAAGGCCATTATGTTTACAAATGTCACAATTGCGGTTTTTCTTGCAATATATATTCTGTACTTGAAGCTGTTAGCCCATCACTCGCAAAAGAATATGCGTTTGAAAAATTTAAAGACAAGAATCCTGAACCAATTGAGAAAAAACAAGTCGCTCCCCGCCAACAAGTGTTTACTGATCTCGGAACAAGGCTTGACTTACTCAATGCTGACCACAAGGCGGTAAAATATGTCCAGTCCCGTGAAATCCCGAAAGAAAAATATATCAATTTTTCTTACTGCAATGATTTTAGCAAGATCATGCAATCCTTTGGTCGTGAAGGGACCAAAGAACCCAGACTCGTCATACCGTTCTATAATGACGGTGGGGAGCTTATCGGAGTTCAGGGTCGCTCTATTGACCCGACTGGTCAAAGCATTCGTTACATCACGCTGAAGAGAGAAGGCGAAGACAGGCTTTGGTACAATCTAGATAAGATAGACCCACGTGATACGGTGTACGTTACGGAAGGTCCTATTGACTCGATGTTCATTCCCAACGGAGTGGCAATGCAGGGTGCTGGTTGGTTGGCAGAATTGCCCGAGAAACTGAAGAAGTCCAAAGTGATCTTCATCTTCGACAATGAGCCAAGAAATGCTGAGATCGTTGCTTTGATTGGTAAGTATGTTGATGCCGGAAGAAACGTAGTAATCTGGCCCTCGGAGATAGACAAGAAGGACATAAACGACATGGTATTGGCATATGGAATAAACACTACCATGAAGCTGATAATTAACAATGTTTATTCTGGACTTGTCGCAAAAATGAAGTATGCTTTCTGGAAGAAGGTTTAAATGAACGACGATAACGAAGAAATGACCGAAGAAGACATCTTGAAGGCCAGCGAAGCCTATCTGCAATTTGTCCAAAGATTTGGTGAGTATATCAAGGAGATGGATCCTGATCTTTGGGAAAGAGCAAGAGTCTATGCTGCAGACTTTACGAAGATTCCTGGTGTGACCGTTGAACTTGTAGATAAGGATGAACTTGACGATGACAAAGACGATAGAAAGTCTGGAGCAGACTGAAGTAAAGGTTTTGGATCACGGACATGTGCAGTTGGTGGATTGGATGGGAAGCGATCTGTCTGTTTGTGACGCTGCCCGTGTGTCCTTCAACAAGCAAAGTCAGTTGGACGAAAATGGTGATCTAACCGAGAGAGATGCAAAATTAATTGCATATCTCTCAAAGCATGATCACTTCACTCCATTCTGCCATGGCATGGTGACTCTTCGAATCAAGTGTCCCATATTTGTGCGGGCCCAGTTGGGCAAACATCAGATCGGGCTTACCATGAACGAAGTGAGTCGTCGTTACGTGACCTTCGAACCAGAGGTTTATGTTCCATTGTGGAGAGCAGCACCAACCAACGGTGCAAAACAAGGAAGCAGTGGAAGAATTGAAGACATGGATCTCTGTATTAAGATGAGACAGGAATATGATTCCGTTGCAAAAGATTGCATCAAACTTTACAATGATCTTTTGACAGACGGTGTAGCACCAGAACAAGCAAGAGCAATTTTGCCACAGGGAACCTATACTGAATTTGTCTGGACTGGTTCCTTATATGCTTTTGCCCGTATTTATAAATTACGGATTGATTCCCATGCTCAATGGGAAATTCAGGAATATGCAAAGGCAATTGACAAATTAATTGCTCCACTTTTCCCGGTTTCGTGGCAGACTCTCACAACTAAATAAGATCACCAACAGAAAGAAGTACAATATGGCAGAAATTTTATCACCATTTCAATCGTTTATTTTCATCTCCCGCTACTCACGTTGGCTTCCATCAGATGGACGCCGAGAATCTTGGGATGAATGTGTAGATCGTTGGTGGAATTATTTTACGAGCAGAGTTCCTGCACTAGCAGAACGTCCTGACATCAAGAAGGCAATTCTCAATCTTGAAGTTCTTCCTTCCATGAGAAGTCTGATGACCGCTGGTCCAGCACTGGATCATGACAACACTTGTCTTTACAACTGCTCTTATCTGCCAATTGACTCGGTTGAATCTTTTGCCGAACTTTTCGTCATTCTCATGAATGGCACTGGTGTCGGCTACAGTGTCGAGCGTCAGTACACTGATAAACTACCAACTGTCGCAAACAAGATAGAAAAGGATTTTAATGTTGTCATCAAAGTTGAAGACTCTAAAGAAGGTTGGGGAAACGCTCTCAAGGAAGTTCTACGACATCTGTATTCGGGTCGTCACGTTAAATGGGATGTTTCCGGGATCAGACCCGCTGGAGCTAGACTTAAGACTTTTGGGGGTAGGGCTAGTGGTCCTCTTCCTCTTGATAATCTCTTTAAGATGATCGTCAAGGTATTCTACAGCGCACAGGGTCGAAGACTAACCGCTCTGGAATGCCATGATGTATGTTGTGCTATTGCCAATGCCGTGATCGTTGGTGGTGTTCGTCGTTCTGCCATGATTTCTCTCAGCGATCTTTCTGATCGGGAGATGGCCCTGTGCAAGAGCGGAGCATGGTGGGAGCAAGCAGGATTCCGTTCTTATGCTAACAACTCCGCTGTCTATCGTGGTCGTCCACCCATGGGTCAGTTCCTTGAGGAATGGACTTCACTTTACAACAGCCACAGCGGAGAGCGTGGTATGATCAATCGCAAGGCATTGCAGGAGCAAGCCGCCAAGTGGGGCAGAGATCCAGATGCTGAATATGGAACCAATCCATGCTCGGAAATTATTTTGAAGCCATTTGAATTCTGCAATCTATCCACCGTGGTTGTTCGACCTGACGATACCGCTGCTACACTCAAGAAGAAGATTGAGATGGCAACAATTATCGGCACCGTGCAATCTACATTCACTCATTTCCCATACCTCCGTCCGGAATGGAAGAAGAACTGCCAAGAGGAACGGCTGCTAGGTGTCAGTATGACTGGTATCTATGACAACAAGTTGACAAGTGGTCTTGAAGGCAAGCCAAAGTTAATTCGTCTTCTTGAGACTCTACGTGATCATGCCACTGCGACCAATCTTCAATGGGCCGAAAAGTTGGGAATCAATCCAAGCAAGTCAATCACTTGTGTAAAGCCAGAAGGAACTACTTCTTGCTTGGTAGATTCTGCATCGGGTCTGCATCCTCGCTATGCAGATTATTATTACCGCAGAGTTAGAATTGACAAGAAAGATCCGATCTATGAACTCATGAAAGATCAAGGAGTTCCATGTGAGGATGACGTAATCAATCCAAACAACACCGCTGTATTCACGTTTGCAATGAAGGCCCCAAGAGGCACAATCACTACGGAGGATCTTCGTGCACTTGATCACTTGGATCTCTGGAAGACTTACCAAGAACATTATTGCCAACACAAGCCTTCGGTCACTGTGAACTACAGAGACAGCGAATTCCTTGAGGTCGGAAACTGGCTGTGGGAAAACTTTGATGTTGCAACCGGCATTTCGTTCCTGCCTGGTGGTGACAGTCACACCTATGCTCAGGCTCCGTTTGAGCAGATCGATGCTTCTACCTATGCAGAGCATCCAAAGGTCAAGGTCAACTTTAAGGAGTTGCATAAGTATGAGAGTCAGGACAACACCGAGGCTGCAAAGGAATTTGCATGCAGTGCTGGTGGCTGTCAGATAGTGTGATACAAATTCCTCTGTAGCTCAGTAGGTAGAGCGGGAAGCTGTTAACTTCCATGTCACTGGTTCGATTCCAGTCGGAGGAGCATCAAACCCCCGGAAGAAATTCCGGGGGTTTATAAATATATTTATGGATTATTTGGCTAAATTTTACAAAAATAAATCAGAGCAACTTCAAGAAAAAATGAATCTTCTTGAAAATTTGCTTATTGAGAAAAAACGTAGAGAAGATCCTCCATTAATTGAACCGGATGAAGAAACAAAAGATCAAACTAGTGTTCCTGCTCCATTTTCTGAAACAGATCCAACACCTTTACCGGGTCCGGTCACACCAGATGATATTTCAAAAGAATGGGAGGAATATAAAGATTCACTAATTCCTGGTGGTTCTGCCACAGATTTGTGGAATATTAAAAATGCAATGCAACCATACCTCCCCAACGAGGATAAAGATTTTTTTGATACTATTCCTTATAAAGAATACTCTAGACTGTTTAATCCAAAATCTCTTCGTACTTTTATTGATGCAAAAAGCCGACCAACACCAACACCAGCTCCACCCGCATCTGAACCACCATCTGCAGCCCAATTAGCAAGAGTTCAATTTCAACCAAAAACTACACAACAATCAGGTCAAACAGAATTGGGTACAAATCCATACATAGAAGCAGAACAAAGATTAGATTTTGAAAGAGAAGCAATGGGAATGAGCCCATATTCAAGATACGCACAAGTTATGCCGGGATGGGTTGGTACGAGAGTTTTTCGAACAAGTGGAGATGTTGATAGATCAAGGATTGCCGATGAAGAATTCAAAAAAAGATTGAGAGACGTTATTAATCAAAGGGAAGAAGAAGAGGGACTACCACTCACGGTAGTTAAACAAGGAACCAGATATTATGAACCATATATTCGTGATTTATTTGATGCAATTAAAACTTTTTCTACACCACAAAGAAAAATAGATGATATTGTTCAAAAAATGAGTCAGTGGTCAGGAAATACCCAAGGATCAAGACCTTTTTCTTATTTTTACGGTCCAATGGATACAGCTTTTGCCGCAACACTAAAAGCATTAGAAGACACATATAGATCAATTCCATCTGATGTGGATTACAAACCTCCAACATACATACCTTATCAAAAAGCACCACCAACACAAGCGGATATAGAGCAACAAAACAATCCATTGTATGGTGACGTTGAACCAAAATCAAATGAAAGTAAAAGACCATCTCCGCAACCACAACCATCAATGACCGTAGGAAAATCATCTGCATACATTGGTGAACCAGTAAAAATTGATGACAATGAAGGAGGAATGAACAAACCAGTGAGTCTTCCATATGAAGAACCAACATTAGTAAAAACAGATGCGGGTTATGATACACCAAGAGCCATGATGTACAGAAGATATCCCGTTGGTGTTGTAGAAAGAATGAGACGGGCAATAGCAGAAAGAGAAAGAACTCACAATACTACTCCAGCAGCACAGGAAATGTATAGAAATTTCCATGTTCCGGATTATAGTGACCAGTCAATTGATAGATTGATAAAAGTTAACACGTCTGCAAATACTGATGATATGCATAAACCTAAAGATCAAGAAGGTTTGGTTTTAGGTCAAACTGCTATTACTCCGCCAACAAGAAGTAATCCTTACCCTGTTGGAGAAATCAGCATATTGAGTAATCCAGCTGTAAGCGGAAACATCGACCCAAAAGAGGCGGAAGCAATTAATAATCAGCGTTTTTCCAATAAAATAAATCCAGGTGATGGATTGACAAATAATCCAAAGTTATATCCACACCAAAGAAGCAAACTAAAAACAGATGTATGGGGAAAATTTGATGCAGAAGTAGATGATTCAAAACCAAGAGTTGAAATAGAAGATAATCCTGGATCAGAGTACAAGGTTACCATGGGAAAGGAATTGGATGGTTTTATTGATAGATTGATGAGAGGATTCAGTGTAGATACAAGCCAATCATTCCAGAGTGATGTATACGGCCACGAAGGAATTCATACATTGGTATCACCAAAGGGTGAAAGATATGATTCTCCCGACAAGAGATCTTGGCCAAGAATATCTCCAGAAGAATCTGCTATAATGTC